GAACAAAAAGGACTAAAACTTATCTTATTTGTATTGACATTTATCCTCTCTCGTGCTATACTAATCTCAAACAACACAAGGAGGTACACTATGGTACGCAATAACATAGAGTTGGACGTTAAGGTCAAGTGCCTTGAGACCAGCACAACCCAGCAATCCCTCGCTGAAAAAATCGGTACGACAGGTCAGTATGTGAACAGAATCGTCAAGAAGAAGGACGGTCTCGTGAATAAGACCTTCGTTGAAATGATGGAAGCTCTTGGTTACGACATTGAGCTGACCTACGTCAAGAGGGACGAATAATTTGGAGGTGAATACATGAAGGTCGGTTATGTACGAGTAAGCACCTTAGACCAAAATCCGGCGAGACAAATGGAGCTGATGAAATCTCTTGGTGTGGAGAAAATCTTCCTCGACAAGATCAGCGGCAAGGACACCAACAGACCACAGTTCAATGAAATGCTCTCCTTCCTCCGGGAAGGTGACACGTTATACATTGAATCCTTCTCCCGGTTATCACGAAGCACCAAAGACCTCCTGTCTACGGTTGCTTTGCTGACGGAACGAGGTGTGAATCTTGTCTCAGACAAGGAAAAAGTCGATACCACCACACCACAGGGGCGGTTTATGCTGACGGTTTTCGCCGCCCTCTCGGAGCTGGAACGAGAAAATATCCTCGAAAGACAGCGTGAAGGTATCGAAATTGCCAAAACCGAAGGAAAATACAAAGGTCGGAAGCCTGTTGAGACCACGGATAGGTTCTTTTTCGTGGCAAAGGCATGGTCGGAAGGAAATCTCGCCCTCAAAGACGCTATTGAGGAGTCGGGTATGTCCTCCTCCACCTTTTTCCGTAGGTGCAAACAGTATAATATTCACAAGGGAAGTAGTAAAAGTAGTTAAAAATCAGTTTTTGCGTAAACTTTCACCTTATGGGTGTCCTATAGGAAGAATTATACGAAAAATCAGAAGAACAACTACTTTTACTACTTCACATGGAGGATTTAGGTATGACGTATGTATTCAAAACACCGTTTTCACACGCTGAGACGGTTTCGATGGTGGAAAAGACCATCACAGCCATAGGAGGTAAGTTCAAAAACGATGTTGGTGACTGGCGAGCGAAGGGATTTGCTACCGTCCTCTCCGCCACGGCGCAGTTTTTCTTCCATGAGAAAGAAAATGAATGCAGTGTCCGGGTGGTTTTCCGCAGACACCACACCGACAGTCGAAGATTTTGGAGAACCTTCGTTGAAAAATTAAATGAGCTTTACCCGGACGTAGATTTCGGTATCAATGCGAAGACACCGTATGAGCTGGTGGCGGTTCTGAACCTCACTGGCGATACCGAGCAAGTCCACTTCTCTCGAACTTCCGGCGGAACATCGTTGGGCGGATTCCTCCTCGGAGGATTGGCTTTCGGCGCACCGGGAGCGATTGTCGGCGGAATGTCCGGCACTCAGAAAACAGTCGGCACGACCCGGACAGTGTATTCCGATAAGGTCAATGTCCGAATGCTGTGGAGTGACGGTCTCCTACAGGAACGACAGGTCGATAAGCGAGAGAACCTATATCATGAGATCATGAACATGATTTCGTAACGTAACAGATACACGGCGCATGATTGCGAGAGCTTTTGGCTCAAACAGTCATGCGCTTTTTCTTTTTGGAGGTATTATGAAGAAATTACTGAAAACAATTCTTGCGAGAGTCCGAAAGAAGCCCTTCTCTTTTCAGACCTTTGAGGACTTGTACTATATGTGCAAGGAAGCAATGAAGGAAGACACCGACCTCGGTGTGAAATATCTGAAATTGCTCTCGACTGAGATCGAAAAGGCATTCCGGGATTCCTCGCTGAGTGAAGCGGACGTACATAAGCTGTACGATCTGCATAAGCGAGTGTGCTATGCCGCCGCAAAGTATGACTTTGACTCCTACCTTCTGTATGTCGAATGGAACAGAGACCCGGAGAAGAAGTTCTACCCTCCTCGCCGGAAGGTTCTGAAACAGGTGGTGGACGCTCTACAGGAGCTTGCCGATGATAAGCTGGATTTGCTGGCGGTCTCCCTTCCTCCCGGTAGCGGTAAGACCACTCTCGCTATCTTCTATCTGACATGGCTTGGTGGCAAAATTCCCAACGACCCTATGCTGACAGGTAGCCACTCGAACTCCTTTGTCCGTGGTGTCTATGACGAATGTCTGAGAATCATGGATAAGAACGGCGATTACCTGTGGCATGAAGTATTCCCGGATATACAGGTTACGAACACCAACGCAAAGGACTGTCGTATCGACCTCGACAAGCGTCAGCGTTTTGAGACGTTGGAGTTTACCTCTATCGGTACTGGTAACGCTGGTCTGTATCGTGCGGCAACCCTCCTCTACTGTGATGACTTGGTGTCGGGTATCGAGGTTGCTCTGTCGAAGGAACGACTCGACAAGCTGTGGGAAACCTACACCACTGACTTGAGACAGCGTAAGATCGGAGACCACTGCAAGGAGCTTCACATTGCTACACGCTGGTCGGTTCATGATGTAATCGGTAGACTTGAGCGTGAGTACGGTGACAATGATCGAGCGAAGTTCATCGTTGTTCCGGCTCTCGATGAAAATGACGAGTCCAACTTCGACTACGCTTACGGTGTCGGATTCACTACGAGATTCTACCATGAACAGAGAAATATCATGGACGATGTGAGCTGGCGAGCATTGTATATGAATGAACCTATCGAGCGTGAAGGTCTCGTCTATGCACAGGACGAGCTTCGCCGCTACTTCGAGCTTCCGAAGGAAGACCCGGACGCTATTATCGGTATCTGCGATACGAAGGACAAGGGTGCTGACTACGCTTTCCTCCCTGTGGCTTACGTCTACGGACAGGATTACTATATTCACGATTGTGTCTGCGACAACGGTCTGCCGAACATCGTGGACGCTCGATTGACTGAAATCCTTGTCCGAGATAAGGTCAAGTCCTGTAGGTTCGAGTCCAACTCCGCCGGAAGACGTGTGGCTGAGAAAATCCAAGAGGAGGTCAAGAAAAAGGGCGGCATTACCCATATCACGACCAAGTTCACCACCGCCAATAAGGAGACGAAGATCATCGTCAATAGCGCATGGGTCAAGGAGCATTGTCTGTTCAAGGACGCTTCTCTCTATCAGAAGAAGTCCGACTACGGCAAAATGATGGATATGCTCTGCTCCTACACCGTTGCTGGTAAGAACAAGCACGATGATGTTCCCGATGGCATGGCTATGTTGGCGGAATATGCACAGTCCTTGAGCGGTCAGAAGGTCGAGGTCTTCAAAAGACCGTGGTAATTCACAATTTCCACATAGTTTTCCACAGAAAATTCTAAAAAGAAGAATTAGAACTTGATTTTTACGAATTGCTGTGGTATAATGATAAAGGTAAAAGTGTATAGAGTTTTAAGTGGCGCATGATTGCGATTTGGAAACTTCGGTTTCTATCGGTCATGCGCCATTTTTATTTTCAATCATTCAAAGAAAGGAGGGGCAATCGTGGGAAATACCGTTGACACTTCAAAAGGTCTGTCTCAGACAAGGCAAATGAACGGCAGACGTGTTATCAAGACCAGCGTCCGTGAGATCACCAAAGATAACGTGGTCGATGTGTTGCAGAAAGCTCTTGGCACACACGAACTGAACCGCAGAGAGATTGATTACCTGTGGAACTACTACCGTGGTAAACAGCCTGTTCTCCACAGAACCAAAGAAGTGCGCCCCGAAATCTGCAACAAGATTGTAGAAAACCGAGCGAACGAGATTGTCTCCTTCAAGGTCGGCTACTTGTGTGGTGAACCCATTCAGTATGTCGGCAGAAACGGTGAGGAAGCAACCGCAAAGGCTATCACCGCTTTGAATGAGCTTATGTTCGCAGAGGATAAAGCCACTAAAGACCAAGAGATTGTCGAGTGGCAAATGATTTGCGGCACTGCATATCGTTTGGTTCTGCCGGACGAGAAGAATGAGGAAGACGAAGCTCCCTTCGAGCTTCACACTCTCGACCCTCGTGATACCTTCGTTGTTTATTCCAGTGAGATCGGCAACAAGCCGCTCATGGGTGTGAAGTATTACAAGGACGATGAAGAAGTGCTTCGCTTCTCTGTCTACACCGAGAACCGCTACTACCTTATCGAAGGTGACATTCTGAAAGAGGAAAAAGCTCATGCACTTGACATGATTCCTATTTTCGAGTACCCGGCGAACAATGCCCGACTCGGCTCTTTCGAGATTGTCCTTCCTCTGCTCGATACGATCAACAACATCGAGTCGAACCGTATGGACGGTATGGAGCAGACCATACAGGCTTTCATTAAGTTTGTGAACTGCGACATTACCGCTGATGATTTCAAGGAGCTGAAAGAGCTTGGCGCAATCAAGGTCAAGTCCGTGGACGGTGCAAACGCTGACGTGGACGTTGTTACCAACGATCTGAACCAAGACCAGTCTCAGACTCTTAAAGAGGACTGCTACTCCGCTATCCTCACTATCCGCGGCATTCCTAACCGTAACGGTGGTTCTTCCACCTCTGACACAGGAGCGGCGGTACTGCTTCGTGACGGCTGGTCTCTTGCAGAAGCGAGGGCAAAGGACAGTGAACATATGTTCAAGAAGTCCGAGAAGAAAATGCTCAAGCTGGTGCTTCGTATCTGCCGTGACCTCGGTGACATTAACCTTCGCTTGAAGGACATTGAGCTACAGTTCACTCGTAGGAACTACGAAAATATTCAGACTAAATCCCAAGTGCTGGTGTCTATGTTGCAACAGACAAAGATTCACCCTCTGCTTGCGTTCCAGCATTCCGGCTTGTTTGTTGACCCGGAAAACGCATACGCAATAAGTATGCAGTATTACGAGGAACAGCAAACGAAATTGGTGGAACAGTCAAAGAGTAACCCGGTGGAAACGACTGTGGAATAATCACGACTATGACGCAGAAAAGCCCTCTACCCAATTAAGGGCGAGGGCTTTATATGCG